GAATCATTCTATAGGAATTTTCTCTAGCGTCAACCTCGTGATCACTAGAGTTAACAATCCTGTCAACAAACCCTTGTTTCAGGCTTTCCAGTTCCCTGACAAACTCATCATCCCGGAGCAGATTCGCTGCGCGTTCTGGGTTCATCCTGGGATTTCCACGTTCGCACTAATACCCGCGCCGATCTTGGCAGCTTTCAGTTGTGCCTCTGCCTCAAACTCTTGTTGCTTCAACTGGAGTTCAGCAGCAGCCTTTTCCCTGGCAAGCTGAATATCGGCTTGAGCCTTCATCCGTTGAGTCTCGATTGCTGCCATTGCTTTCTGCTGCTCGATCTGGATCTGCGCTTGAGCCTGAGCAATCATGGCATCGACAGCAGGATTGGGCTGCGGTTGCTGCGGAGGAGGATTGGACAGTTGCTGATCCTGTTCTGGAGTGATGTCCCGAAAGAACTCAGTTGAGTCCTTGAATCCAGCAGCCTCAACAAACCGACCCAGAGTCGCCCTGTATTGCCCGAGACTCACCAACGGGTTAGCTGGCCCTGCCAACTGTAGGATCTGCTCCTGCTTTGCAAGCACCATCTGAAGCATCGCCATCTGTTCTTGCTTCGTACCAGTCCCAAGACCGACACGGATGCTGACATCGTATTGATTCGACCACTCTCGCGGATCCATCGGTACAAACTTGCCGCGCATCCGCATCAGAACCTGTTTGTCCTGGTATTTGCAGAGCAAGTGCAGGATGCCCTTAAACAGCGATTTAACACCTGTCTCAGCAAAGATCCTGGCGATCAGTTCGATCTTGCCTTGAGCAGCGTTGGTAACCGCAGCCACAGCAGCAGCAGTGACGTTTTGCAGGATGTTTGGATCTAGTCCCTGTTGAGCATCCGATACACCAGTCCGTTTCTGCTGAACCTGATCGAAATAGCCCATCATCGGGAAGATTTGATCACCGATGGATGGAACCGTGATCGGAGTCATCGCGCCAGGACTCTTCATCCTGACGACACCACCCGGAGTCACATTGAGCAAGTCATCGATGTTGACCTGACCTTCAACCACACCCATCCGAGCATTGTTCGATAGGTAAAGGTTATCCAGCGACTGACGCACCAGGGTGGACTTGATCAGTTGCAGATCAATCGTCCTGTCTGCCAGCGACTGACCAAAGAACTTGTGCGGGATCGGGATCGGGCAAATAACATGGAACGGAACATAGTCCGTCTTCTCGTTGCTCAGAATCTCGTTGTTGCTGTAGAAGATCTTCCGCAACTCAGCAAGACCGTCCCCGTCATAATCAACATAAATGTAGCACTCGAAAACCTCGACCTCCTGCATCGACTCATCCAGCGAAGTGACCTCGAAAGGCTCCTCTCCCGGCGTGTATCGAGCAAGACGCTCCTCGGTGAAGTCTAGGCTGTTGAATGCTGGCAGACCGTCAACGATCTCCTTATCGAACCCCATCTGGATCAGGATCGACCTTGGAACCAGAGTACGGTGAGCTAGGAATGGAGCATCCTGAACGGTTCTAGCCTTCTTGGAGACGATCAACTCTTCCGGAGGGACGTTCTCAACGACAACTCGACCGATCTTGTTGCGCTTCTGGACAACAACACTGCGAGTCTGCGTGACTTGACCATCAACCTCGACTTCCTCGATCTGCTCTGCAACAACCTGTCGGGTTCCGTCTGCCAGCAATAGTGCAAGCTCGATCTCAGAGAGGTTCTTGTAAACCTCCTCGATCACATCCAGCTTCTCATCCCAATACGCTTTAACGGTTCCAGTCTTCTGGAGCAGCGCATCCTTGAACCAGTGATGCAAAATGGTGAAACCAGGATTCTGCTTGTAGAACACCCAGTTTGCGTAGTCCGTTGCTTGCTTCGCACCCTCCTCATCACCCGGGCCAACAGGCTCATACTGGATGATGTCGTCTGCGCGAGTGAACACCCGGATCAGATCTGGCAAAGCACCGTCTACAGCCTCTGCAACTTCAGCGGTGATGATCTGTGATCGACCTTCTACCTCGTTGCCATACGGCTTGCGGAGGTAGTAATCCATCGCTTTAGCGCGTTCAGCGGAAGTCTCTGTGTCGAGATAGCCAATAGCGTCATCGATCTCAGACGACAGAATGCCCTTGAGCCTACCTTCATCCATTTTGCACCTCTGCCCTGCGAGTGTATTGCCGTTTCGGTGGAGGATCTGCCTGTTTCAGCGCAGCAATCTCTTGCTCCAACTGGCGAATGCGCTCACGCAATTCGTGAATGGTTTGGTCAAAATCTCGACGTAAAACGATGTTTCCCTGCGGAACTAGCATCAAACCACCCATTTTGCACTATGTTTAATCGGTTTACCCCAATCGTCATTGGACATCATTTCCAGTGACTCTGCAAGATAACGCCACGCATCAGCAGCGTGAGAATGCTCATCATGCAGTGGCGCACCAGCCTCATTCGTGACCTGATTGATAGCCCTTCTGTACCGTTTGAGATGGTTTACAAGCTCCATCGTCTTGTCAGCATCGAAATAAGCCCTTGGAAAGACCATCCTGGCGATTCTGATGCCTTCCTCTGGGTTACCCCTTGGCAGTACAGTAACTCGCCTTCCAAGCGTTTCTAGCAGGTTCTGGGTGGACTTACCGGTCTGGAAGTTCTTGTTTGCTCCATCGTGCGGGATGAAGTCTGTTCCCCATCGCCATTTTCTCGACTCGATCTCCATGACATAGCTGTCAATGGTTCGATGAGAGTCCTCGATGAAGTCAATGATCCTGACTTCTGAGGCAACCTTTTGGACAAAGATGATCGACATGGAGTCGTTCCATCCCAAATCCCAGACAGTGTGAACCTTGAGCGTTGCATCGTATGGAACAGACCTGATCCGGCCTTCTCGCTGTAAAGCCTCGATCTCATTAGCGTAGATGGCTCCATCGACAGCAGGTCTGCATCGACCTTCCCAGACGGTGAGATAACCCTGTGGATCTCGGTCTAGCCAGTCTCTGCGCTCCTTGTCCAGTTCTTCTGGGAACCAAGGATTGTCTGACCAGTTAACCTCGCACACCCATGAGTCTGACGGTGGTTGCGCCACAAACCGAGTGAAGGTTTCGTCTGTATCAAGTTCAGGATTGAAGCTGATCCAGATTTCTGATCCAGGCTTGCGGATTGTAGGTATCAGTACATCCCAGGACTTGCGAGTGACAACCTGCGCCTCTTCCACCCAACAAATATCAGTCCCCTCATAGGACTTCATATTTGCCACACCTTGCTGGCGAATACCTGCAAAAGTGAACTCTGTCCCGTTGGAACCGATGATCCTGTTTTCTTGCACCTCATACAGGCTATCCAGTCCGAGCAGACTGATTTGATCCTTCAGCAGCCGGTGGACGGACTCCTGGATGGACTTCTGCGTTTCTCTGGCGCACAGCACCCTGATCGGTTTGGATGCTCCTAGTGCTACCAATGCCCGAGCAATAGACCAGGACTTGCCTGAACCCCTGCCACCATGCAAAACCTTGTAACGTCTTGGCTGGAACAGCGGCAGGAGTTTATTCGGCAGTTCGACTCTTTGCCTCAACCCCGACCACCTCTAAAACGGTTGCAGACTGGATTGGCCCACCATCAGCACCAACAAGCTCATGGGTGGTCTTTTCCTTCCACCCTGCGCGAGTTTTCATCCAGAAGATCATTGCCGCGGTATTACCTGACTTTGCCTGTTGGAACAGAGTCTGAGCGACCTGAGCGTTAGCGTCGATCCTTCCTTCCTCGAGTTCCTGCCTGTAATACTTCAACACAGTGTCATGGCTGATGCCTAGCTTTGTGCCAATATCATCAACCCTTGCACCTACCGCGGCAAGCATTTTGACCAACCTACGGTTTTCATCTGTAGGCTTGTGATCCTTCGCTCCTATTTTTCTAGCCACGATTGTTACCTACTTCATCGAACAATTGACCAGTAGACTCTAGCGTTGCTTTCTTTCCAGTGAAGTCTTGCCATCGCTTTACGATTACGTCGCAATACTTCGGGTCGAGTTCCATCAGCATAGCCACACGCCCCGTCTTTTCGCAGGAAATTAAGGTTGACCCAGAACCCCCAAACAAATCTGTCACAACATCTCCGCCTTTGCTTGAGTTTGTCAATGCTTGTTCAATCAAAGCAACCGGTTTAGGTGTTGTGTGACCAACCACTCTTTCCTTGTTAAATCTCCAAACACTGACTTGCTTGCGGTCTCCGTAAAAGACATGGGTTCCATCCTTCACCCAACCATAAAGACAAGGCTCGTGCTGACTTTGATAGTCGGTTCTTGAAAGCGTCAAGCTGTTTTTAGCCCATATGATCATGCTGCTGAAATGGAAAAACTCTCTGAACACTTTATGGAAGATGTCTGCACACTTATCTGAATGAAATACGTAACAAGCAGCTCCGGACTTTGAAAATGCAAGATAATTTGAAAACGCACCGCGGAGCAATTCTTCCAATCCGCCGCGGTCATCATTATTGATCCCTTTGTAATCAACTCCGTAAGGAGGGTCAGTAAACACCATGTCAGCTTTCTGACCATCCATCAGCTTTTCTACCGCATCAATGCTAGTGCTATCCCCGCACATCACCCGATGCTTGCCTAGCAGCCAGACATCACCCAATCGCGTGACAGGCTCATCTGGAACCTCTGGCGTTTCATCTTCATCTGTCAGCCCTTCCGTTACCTCTATTGGCTTCAGCGCATCCATTTCCTCTTGCGTGAAACCAGTAAGGCTAATGTCAAACCCGCTATTGACAATCTCCTCTAGCTCGACAGATAGGAGGTTGTTCTCCCATCCAGCATTTAGAGCGAGTTTGTTGTCGGCCAGGATGTAAGCCTTCCGCTGAGTCTCTGAAAGATGACTCAACCTGATACAAGGCACTTCTGACAGGTTTAGCTTTCGAGC